TAGGACAGAAAATTGATTTGGAGTACAACATTGAAACCATGCGTATTACTGACCCCGGAGTGGAAGAAACAGACACGTTTCGCGGAGGCCCCAAGCCTTCGATCATGGATGCTATCAAGGCCCGTGCAACAGTCGGCTCTGCTGAAGCCCAGGAAGATGCCACTCCTCGGTATGAAAAACCCACAGGAACTCCTGCCTGGGAATCCGGGCCCAAAGTAAACGCAGACGTGCAAAGTGCCAAGCTAAAGGGCTTGTTGAACAAGATCAAGACTGGCTGAAATGTATCAATTAAATGAAATAAAACACGTTCATTTAGAAATTTCCAGCAAGTGCAACGCTTCGTGTCCGCTGTGCCCTAGAAACTTTTATGGATATCCATTCAATGATGGTTATGTAGAACACAACATGACATTGGAGGAATCTAAACAGATTTTTACTCCAGAATTTATAAAACAATTAAACGAAATTTATATCAATGGTAATTTTGGAGATGCCGTTATGAATCCTCATACCATTGATATAATTGAATATTTTCGGCAGCATGCTCCTTCATTAAAAATTACAATGAGCACAAACGCCGGTGCTCGAGACGCACAATATTGGGAAGATTTAGCAAGATTAGATGTTATAGTAAGATTTTGTATTGATGGGTTAGAAAATACTCATAGTGTATACAGGAAAAATACTCTTTATTCGACTGTTATTAAGAACGCAAAAACTTTTATTGCTGCAGGTGGTTATGCAATTTGGAAAATGATTAAATTTTCTCACAATGTCCATCAAATCAACGAAGCAAAACTCATCAGCCAATCAATGGGATTTAAATGGTTCGGTATAGTTGATCAAGGTCGCGACACTGGACCTATTTTCAATGATAACGGAGATCTAATAGGATCATTGGGTGCTCCTACAGAAACTGATTTTGATGTTTTATTTCGTCGTAGGACAACTGATAAAGTATTGTTAGAGGATATTACAGATACCAGAAAACCAACACCTATTACATGCAAAGTTAAACAACAAAAATCAATTTATGTTTCAAGTACTGGCGACATATTTCCTTGTTGCTTTTTAGGGTTTAACCCATTGAATTATGGACACGGTAATTATCATGAACCTGTTAATGAACAATTGCGTTCATTGATTTATAAAAATAATGCCTTAAAATACGGCATTAAGAACGCAATGCAGTGGTTTGACAATATTCAAAGATCTTGGAATATATCAACTTTCCAGGAAGGCCGTTTGGTAATATGCAATGATGTTTGCGGTAAGTGCGATAAATAATTCAAAGGCTTTTGAGCAATGCAAAAGAAAACTCGCAGTATTTTAGAAGAACTCGATGCAATGTACGTTGAGCATGATCGCAGGCTGTTGATAGAAAATCGTGCAGCAAACCTTATTGCCTCTGCAGTGCGTTTGCTGGAAGAAATTGACAGAGAATTTCCATCTGAACAAGCAGAAAATCTAACTCGCAAACTGCTCAACGCTATCCGTGCCAGAGACTCAGCAAAGTTTTCAAGATCAGTGAGACGAACAAATGCAGATTCATGAAATCACAGAAGGCATACTAAAAGGTGTAGCAACCCCTGTTGCAACGCCTGCTCGTGCCGGGATTGCAACAAATGCAGCAGAATATTTTGCAAATCAAATTTTGAACAAAGCAGGAGTTCCGCAGGACCAACAAGGTCAATACGACCCCACAGGACGCATGGCTGCCAAACTGGGCCAGGGCACTACCAGTATTAGACAGCAAGAAATAAGTATTGCCAATCAGTTATCAGATGAATGGTTTAGAAGCCAAACACTCAATGGTAAACTGGTTCCCAACCCATCTGATGACGACTACATTGAAGCAGCCAAGTTAACTAATACCGCATCAAGGACAAATTTGCCTGTCAATTACAAAAATATTTTGGCAGATATTGACAAACTTAAAAATCAAAAAAATGCTGCCGCCCAACAACAAAAGACAGGTACAACTCCGACCACTGCAACTGCTGACAAGACACCTGAACAAACTAGAATTGAAAAACAAAAAGCTGCTGCCGCTGCTGCTCAACAACAAATGACAGGTGCAACCACTGTAGCACCAACACCTTTACAAGTTGGTCCAGGGGTTCGACCACAAATGACTGTGTCGCCAAGCAAGGTTTCCTTTAACACAAATCTTCCCACAACTGGACCTGCCCAAATACCTGCTGCAACATCTACAGCTAATCCAATGTCCAGTATGGTTACACAATTGACCAACAAACCAGTTGTATCAAGCACCGGAGGTACAATAAAACAAACTCCTGCTGGATTGATGCACACTGCTAAACCTGCTGCCACAACAACGCCAGCAGTCAAATCTGCACCACGCACCACTGCCGTCAAAGGCGACAAGCCCGGCGCTCCTACACCTGCAGAGTATGCCAAACTAGAAAAAAGAATACAACAAGCCAAGGCTGCCCAAGGACAGAAAGCATGAAATTATTAGAAGGCGGCAATGTATTCAAAGACGCTGACGGTCAACCAATGACAGGTCGCATCAATCAAAGTGATGTGGCACAGACTGTGGCTTGGATTGAAACACTGACAGGTATTGATTTTCCACGTGAGCGTTGGTTAGGATCAACGGGACGCAAGCCCACGTCGGGAGACTTAGATTTGGCAGTGGATGCCAACAAGGTTTCAAAAGAACAGTTGGCCTCTCAACTGACACAGTGGGCACAGAGCCACGGTGAAGATCCTCGTAACTGGGTCAAAAAAGGCGGGGAAGTTCACCTACGTGTGCCCATCAACGGACGGCCAGAAAATGGTTTTGTACAAGCCGACTTTATGTTTTTCCCTAACTTGGATTGGGGCGGCTTTTACTATGGCGGTGGCGGCACAGACAGTGCCTACAAAGGCATGGTTCGCAATGTGCTGATATCTAGCCTGGCCAAAGTGCAAGGACTCAAAGTAGGCAGCAACGGCATGTTCAGTCGTGCTTCCAATGAGCTAGTAGACGGCGGACTTGACGCTGACTTGGTTGCAAAAACACTGTTGGGCCCAAAAGCCACCAAAGAAAATTTACAAAGTGTAGAAAGCATTTATGCTGCGTTGGCCAAGGATCCTAATCGTGATGCCAAACTAGCAGACTTCCGCGACTATCTGGCAAAAAATGGACTGCAAGAACCCGGGCAGGTCAAAGAAGAAACAGAAGTCAACTTTTTGGCACGCTTGCGTGATAGAATTGTCAACAAAGGTTACACACCGTTAATAGAAACAGAAGCAGCGAACCCATATCAAATCTACGAAGCAGAAGAAGCCGGGGTAGGCGGAAAAGCCAAAGGCATTGAGCACTTGGAAGATCTGGTGTTTCGCAAAGGCACACGTGGTGCTCAAGAAGCCCTGGACATTGTCAAAGCTGCCAGCGAGCAGCCTAGTACAACCACAGTGAAGTGGGACGGAAAACCAGCTATCATATTTGGACGCAAGCCTGCCACAGGTGAGTTTGTGCTCACAGATGGATCAGGATTTGAAGCCCGCGGTTATGATGGGCTTGCGACCAGTCCCGAAATGATGGCACAAATTCAGAGCACTCGCAAAGGCGATCGTGGTGAAATTACACAACTGTATGCCACATTGTGGCCTGTGTTGCAAGCAGCTCTTCCTCAAAACTTCCGGGGCTATGTCAAAGGCGACTTGTTGTACATGGAAACACCCACGCTAGAATCGGGCAATTATGTGTTCAAGCCCAATACAGTGGAGTATCGTATTCCTGCCAAGTCAAGTTTAGGACAGCGTATTGGTAACAGTACTATTGGCATTGCCATGCATTCAATGTATGCTGACCAAGGCGATGCTAGACAGCCGATAAGTAGAGTTCGATTCAATGATGTTCCGGGACTGTTATTGATTGAACCCATTGCTGGCAAACAGATGACTGCTGAGCCCGGTCTAGTTAAACAGATACGTGCTATTATTCGCAGCAAGGGGGCTGCTATTGACACATTGTTTAATCCAGCTGAACTTAAGGCACAGCAAATCACTGACTTGGCCAAGCTGTGCGTGGACTATATCAATGCCAGAATTCGCACTGGAAACTTTGACAACTTGTTGGGCGGTTTTGGAGAGTGGCTTCAGACCAAAGTTACACCACGCAAGTTCAACAACATTGTGGAGTATTTAAACAGCCCACGCAGCAACACAGATGGCCTGGCTGCTGCGTTTACAATCTTTATCTACTTGCATGATCTTAAACTGGATATATTAAGACAGTTGGATCTTAAAGATCCTGGCCACGAAGGCTGGGTCATGGCCACACCTGCTGGCTATGCCAAAGCAGTAAACCGCTTTGATTTCACTGCTAGAAACCGGGCCCAAAACAATCCGCAACAGGCGTAATTTTTTCTTTTTGACTAAATAATTGCAGGTCCACTGTGACCACTAACTTAAAGGAAATTTATCATGGCATATTATACCCCCGCAAATGGTGATGCACAACCAGTATTTGCATTAGACGTTCAAAACGGTCCTGTTGCTGCTTCTGCTAGCACATCTGGTACCCCAGTTCAGCCACAAGGCCCAAAACTGGACTTCTTCCAAGTAACTGCTAACACCAGTGTTGCTACAGAACAAGGTGTGCAAGAGTACGTGGCCAATGTTATTCAATCAATTCAACAAACTGCTACTGTTGCAATGTACCAGGTTGATGGCGTTCAAATCAGTTTTGGTGTTTATCCTACCGGTGCTTTTGCTGGTAACGCTACAGTCAGTGCTGCTAACTTCTTGAGTGCTGCCAACATTACATACACTGGCTATCAATTAGACAGTGCTACCAACGTTGGTTTCAAGCTAGCTACTTCTTAATCAAATCTCATTTGATTCAAACAACCCCGGAAATAAACCTCCGGGGTTTTTGTTTGCTGTAAATATCCCACGATGAAGATATTGTGCCGCACACTGTTTGATTGTACCTGTACCGGAATTACTGGCAACTTTCGTGTAGCTCAATTACCTATCAACGATAGAAATGAAAAAACTATTGTGGATCAAGAACAATGGAATTTCAGTCGTAATCAACAAAGAAACTGGGAAACATTGTTGCAAATGATCAGTTTGCGAGCTTTGCCAACCATAGTAAAATATCCTACTAAAACAGACCATGGTTGGTCTTTTGAATTTGAAGTAGAAACACCGGGTGTTTACAGTGCTACCGGTGACGAAAGCAACACAGACGCTTTACTTTATGAGTGTGCCGGTATACCGATGATAACAGGACTGACAGAAAACAAAGGATTGGAACCACAATTGATAGTTCAAGGCGTTCATAAAAATATTTGGTTTGAAACGGTAAATAATGCATGAGCTCCACCACAGAAATCGAAAAGAAAAGCCTTGAAGCACATGTAGAATTGTGTGCAGAACGATACAAATTGCTAGAGACCAAATTAGAAACAGTTGAGCTCAACGTGACCTTGACCAAAACCATGGTTCAAGATCTGTCAGAAACAGTGAGCAAAATGTCAGAAAAAACCAATGATCGATTGATCAAATGGGGAGTTGGAATCATAGCCACACTTGCAGGTGTTTGCGGATACTTATTGACTCATTACATTCAATGAATACAGAACAAAAAATAGAGCAATGGGCAGAGCGTGAAATAGGTCGCAATCTGCACAAAATGATCATAGACGATCAAGCCGGCGGATATGTTGTGTTTGGAAAATATTACATCAAGTCCAAAGAAAATAAATTTGCTGTGGAAACTTGGGACAGAGAAATCCACAAATTTGCCAACAAGCGTACAGCAATTAGCTGGTGTATAGCAGACCGTGTGAATCATCTCAACTTGGCAATACAGATATTGAATCTAGATCGCAAACAGCAAATACTAGAAGCAGATATAAACACTCGCAAAACACTGGGCAACCGAGGACGTACAGAAGATTTTGCAGAAATAGTACATACTAAAATACAGACAAAGATTGATCAGCACACAATGGTCATGGCTGAATTAGAGAAATGTATTAATTCGGCTAAATATATTCAGATCAGAGGATTCAATAATGAAACTGCAAGAATTCACGGCTAACAAGCCAACACAACAAATTGCCAAAGTATTTGAAAGTTACTTTGGTTCTCGATTTCAGTTTGACCAACTAACTCCTGGCCAAGCTCGTCAACTACTAATCAAAGTTCGTGGTGCACTCAACGAAACACGTCGATCACCAGCTTTTCATCAAAGTGAAAAGAATCCTGCTTACTTGAAAATGGTCATGCTAGAGCAAGCATTGGCAGCAGCAGCTGCGCCAGCTGCTGGATCCACTACAACACCTGCACCTGGTGCCAATCCTCAAGCACAAGCCGGTTTACAGGCCGCACAAGTACAGCAGAAGAAAAAGCAAATCCAAGATACCATCAAAGCCAAACAAGCCGAGATTTCTCAATTGCAAAAACAAATGAATGACCCAACCATGTTGTCCATGGCAGAAAATCGTTTGCGTCGTGCATATCGCATGTTGAAAGAATCAGAAGTTCAACAAGCTCAAGTAGTTTTGGCTGCTCAAGACATGGTGGACAAAATGCAGAGTATGTTGGAAGATACCACAGAGTTGCAATTCAAAGAACTGCCTGCCCTGGTCGACTCCATCAAGAACCAAGTTGGTATTGATCAAGCTCAACAATTCAACAGCGATGTCACAGCCGCACTCACAGGACTGGTACAGAACCTGCAGGCTGCCAAGGCACAACTTGATCAAGCTCTTGGCGTTGTAACTGGTACTAATGTTCCTGCTGTTCCTGGCAT